AGAGGTGCAATGCCCGATACGGTAATATCACTACCGTTTTGGAAACCAGCGCCACCATAATTGACAACAATTCCGTCAATATAGCCTTCAACAATATCATCAACAAGACCAGCACCAGAAACAAAAGCCCCGCCACCAGTAAGTATAACCGGATCACCAACATTATAACTAGCACCACCGTTTATGACATTAATCTGATTAACAATTGAAAAAGTATCAGCCTTAAGTGTAATAATTGTTCCATTTGAAGAAATAATATCCGTTATAATTTCTTCACCTTGGTCAAATGAGCCTATTAATGTTTTACTGTTAATGAATAATTGAAATGGAAAACCAAGATTTAGTTGGTCAGTAATAATTCTTTTTGTAGCTCGTTCAATAAGAGCAGTAGCGCCCGAACTAACACCAGTTACTTTACGGTTGTTTAATAGTGTTATATCAAAATTATCATAAACAACACTAATTGTTGAACCATTTGCTGGTGCAGTATGAAATATTAGTTTTTGTGTTTCTTTTCGAATATAAAAATCAACATTAACGGTTTTTTGAACATTATCAATAGAAACTGTAATATCTGAAGCTGTAACATCAACGGGTTGTGCTAAAATAAATGTTTTTGTTGAACCATCACCCGTATAGACACTTCGTATGTCCGTTTCAACTTTGAGAATATTATCAATAATCCATTTGCCATCAGAAGCACGAAGAATGTTGTTCTTAGGTAAAATGATATCAACCTCATCATTAAACAACATTCTAAACAAAAGTTTAAATGATTTCTCACTTCCCTTTGCTAAATATAAAGGCAAAACATTTTTAATAAGAAATTCTTTAGAAACTGAAACTTCTCTAGGTAAAAGGTCCGCGTAAGTATTAAAGAAATTTGATTCGAAAGTTGCAATTGAATGGTCAACATCACTAGCATATTTTAATGATTTTGATTGTGTTGTTAAATCATTAAGTTGACTGCCTTGTTTATTTTCTAAATATTCATAGTAAGCTTCTAAAAAGCTAATGAATACAGGATATTCTTCCCGAACAAATTCAGGAACTTGTCTATTAACTAATAGTGAAGTTAAATTATTATCGTGTGCCATTAATCTATTTTAGTTAGATTTGTAACAATTGAAGATGTATCGGTTTCATCAATTGTAATAATTGTATTTTTTGTTGTTTCAATACTCGCTTCTTCTGCTTCAATTGTTAATCTAATTTGGTTGTCTGTTGAACCAACAGAAAGAATATTAATATCATTAATTGTAATACGACCGGTATCATAATTTACTCCACCAGCATTTGAATTGACAATTTGTCGTTCAGCATTATTGTCATAGTAAATTGTTCTTAATACTCCAGTTCTCGCATCAATAACAGCCGAGCCTGTTGCACCATAACCATTACCGCCACTTATTGATACAACAGCTCGTGTATAATCAATACCACGGTTTGTTATACTAATAGAACTAATCGAGCCATTTACAATTATAGCTTTAGCACTAGCTCCTGTACCATCGCCAGTAATTGTTACTGTTGGTGCGGTTGTATATCCAGTTCCTGGATTTGTAATTAAAATTGAAGCAATACCTGAATATGATTGTGGTATTTCTTCCAACAAAACAGTTCTTCTTGTTCCATTAGAATCTAATACATCAAACTGTGTTGATGTTAATCGATTGGTGATTGTGCCACGATGTAATGGAATATTAAAATCTACTGTATAATTTAATGAAGAATTTAATGTGGGTGTAAATCTTTTTTGAGCACGAACAATAGTCTCACAACCAATAATAGCATTTTTTTGAACCGCATCAATATCAGCTTCAATTTTTGAATGAACATAGCGTGCATCAAATTTATCTAAATTTGTATTTTTATATGAAACAATGGCATTTCTTATAGCCAATTTTAAAGCATTTTCGGATAGTGTTGTTTTTTTATTATCATATTCAACATCAGCCTCAACAAGCAAATATAGATATTCTGGATCCAATATTTGTGCTGATACTGCAATAATTGCTTTTGGAGAAACAATTTCATCAATGATTCTTTGTTTTTCGGTTTCAGAAATATAATAGTTGTCTCGTGGTTTCATAGAAATAAAAACTTTGCCATAAACCGGTGGATCATTTTTTTCTCCACCCCAAACCGATATTGATGATATATTTGGATAGTTTGTAAGAATGTATGTCTCATAGTCTTTATATGAAACTAAACGATTCTGTGATGAAAATTGACCAGCAGCTGAAAATTTAATATTATCAACCGATTCTCTTTCTGCACCACCAGCCGCCGCACTGATTGGTGTTACTACAAATGATGATAATGATTCAGCTAACGAATCGGAAACCGATGAGGTTGCTACAAAGTTGTTTGCTTTGTTTGCAGCAGAACCATTTGTTACAACATAATTTATAGAAATAACTGCACCATCTGGTAACTTTTTGCCAACAACACCATTACCAAAATAAATTTGATATCTTCCATTTCTTTCTTCTTGTAAAAAGAAGACTTCAGAGGTTGCGGTGATATTTAATACTTCTGTTACTTTTGTATAAACAGTTGTTGAACTATTACTTGATGATTGTTGAACAGAAACACTAATTGTTGTTGTGTCTATGTTGCTATCAGGTATGGTAAAAACAGATTTTGGATTAGATGATTCGTTGTGTGTAAAAATATAAGTTACATATTGTCCTTCATGCAAAGACAAATTCTCAAACAAATATGTTGAATTAGCTTTTGTAACTGTTGTGTCATCTAAAACAATAAAGTTATATGATTTGTTATCAATAGATTCTGATAGAAACGAATAACCAGCTGGCAATGTTAATGTGCCAGTATTACTTGTTGCTGAAGTTGCTTCAAAATTAATTTTTGCAATAGAAGAGCGGGTGGAATATGGAGTATAACCCAACGTCTTTGCGTGAGAAACAGCGGAGTCTCTTAGTATTGCTGTATCTAAAAATGCCTCATTTGCAACCATATTAAGATAGTAAGCATTATAGTGTGTGTTATATGCTAAAATATCTAATAGAATTGAAAGACCTGAACCATCAAAGTCATAATCTGTAAAAGTATTCTGTTGTCTTAAAAACGATTTTAAGTTACTTTTGATGGTATCAAAATCGAGCTCGGTTATTCTTAATCTATCGACTGCCATTTTTATCTAATTCTCTCTAGGAAAAAGTTAATTGTAACGGGTGAAGTATTATTTAATACAAAAAATTCTAATTCTACTTTATAACCGTTTTCATCAGGCGCAGACATAACATTAACTTTTGATATGCCAGCACGAGGTTCAAAATTATTAATTGTTTCTTCTATTTCTCTTTGAATACTTGCCGCTGTTACTGCATCTAAATTATCAAACAATAATTGTCGTATGTTACTTCCAATAGTTGGTTGAAATGGTCTTTCATAGTGATTTGTTAATACTAAGTTTTTAATAGAATTGATTATAGCATACTCATTACTATGCGTATTAATATCCTTTTTAACTGGATGAATATTGAAATTCAAATCCAAGTCTTTGAAGGTTCTAACTGAATCTATTTTTACGGTTGCCATTTGTTTATTTATTCGACTTCGGTAGCAGATTCAACGGTTGGACAAGCATTTCCACCAGTTCTTGTATCAGATGGACAAGCAAAATCTGTTTTGCCTGATTGTCTTCTATCATAGAAGTCTGAACCGTACCAGCGATAATGTGTTCCGTTATATCTTATGTTTGAAGTTCCTTTAATTGTTTCTGTTTTAGAACCAGCGCTTACATTCATTTTACCGTCAACTGTCAAGTTAAAGTCACCGCCAACTTTCCAATTAACATCACCATCAACATAGATATTTGCTGTTCCTTGAATATAGACATTATCATTTCTTACAGTGACACTAAATCTATCTCTTTGTATTCTTTCAGCTCTATCACCCACTGGTCCCCATTCTGTATATGAACCACTTCTGTGATATAAATGTATTCTTTCATTATCTTTTGTATCATCAAATTCTAGTGCGTGTCCAGATTCAGATTCATA